GTTTTTTTTTTTTTTTTTTTTTTCCTTCTGTTTTAAAACTGTTTTTTTATGTTAGAAATAAAATATTTTTTTTATTCACTTTTTAAAATTTTTTTTTTTTTTTTTTTTTTGAAAATTAAAATAGTTCCAAGCTTACGGTCGTTGACACGGTGGGTGAGTGAAGTAACTTGGCCAGGTCTTGGCTTTTTGTTCTTCGTTCGTGTACGATGTGTGCGTGAAATACTGTCTTACTTCAGTGATGGTCGGAAAGTGATCCAATTTGAATGTAAACGTAGGCAGATCTGGAGAGTCTCCAAATACTGAGGTGATGCCGGCAGGGTTAGGCGTGTAACCTTGGTCGGAATAGTAGCGATAGATCGATTCGAGTAGTGAGTGAACACGGCGATGATTGCCGCATGCAGCGTAAGCGAATCCGATGGCTTGTGCCATGGTGATCTGTGGCTTTGGGTCCTTAGCCTTGGTGTGGTAGAACTGGGCTAGCATCAGAATCTCATCCCGAAATGGGATGCCGTTGTTGTGTCGGTAGGATAGCACTTCGCACCCGTTGAGGGTGTTGCGGATCTCAGACTTTGATGTCGAGATCACGGCTTTGAAGTAGTGTTCAGCAAGTTCTTGCATTTTAAGCAAAAAGTCGTCGTGGAACTGAGGTGATATCAGAACAGCGAGGCGGATGATCGAGTCATCGCCTTGAACTTTGATGATGCAGCTAGAGGGGTCGAAGCCCATAGCAGAAAGGATAGTTGCTAGCATGGTGTAGTTGTACCAAGAGTCGAGAAGCTGAGTGATGAACAGGCCGGAAGGTATTCCAGCGAATCTTCGGCGATACATTCGGCCGTCGGGAAGGACGATCGGTGCAGTGAAGAGGTTCAGTAGAGTCCAGAGGAACAGGTACTCTAACTTTTGAGCTTTGGCTGAATTCCAATCCTTGGAAGAATCGGGATACAGTTCGTTTGGTAGGTAACCATGGTTGAAGTCGAGAAATGTGCGGACGATTGCCATTATTCTGTGAATGAGAGAGAAGTAGGCGCGCTTGTCGAATCGAGACCAGTCGAGGGTGAGGAACGAGTTGCGGATGAGTCCGTTGAAGAGTGCAGCGTTGAGACGAAGCCATCCACCGGTGAAGGTTTCATAGCCCCATAACATGGGTGATGCTCCAGGGTTGAGCTTGTAGTAGGCTACAAGTTCCCAGTAGAACATGGTGTCTGCAATGATCCAGGCTTTTGAACAGCCCCAGATGGTTCGCATCTTGTTGGGATCATCTTTCTTGACGATAGCAGTTTTTGTGTGTAGCAGCATAGGGAAGATAAACTTGTCGCGGATGTAGGCGGATGAGCCGAGGTCGGTTAGATCCGTGAAGTTGGACTTGATGATGTGATGCCATCGACGTACCCAAGAAAAGATTGTGCTCTTTTGGAAGCCAAACTTTGCAGGTGTTACTTGCTTGAGTGTCTGCTCGGTGGGGTCGGGAATCCGACGTTGCATGTCGAGCGGGTTTACGTACTTAGTCCATTCGCGAGTTTCGTGGTTAAAGAAATCTCCGTATGTCTTGCGTTGATCGAGGAAGTACTCGTCTGTCGAAAAGGGCGCTTCTGAGTTTACTTGCCACTTGTAGTTGTAGTGGTGTTCAACGTCGTTGAGGTGAGCGGGTTGACAGAGTTGTGGTGGACGGAAGGCGTCGGCCATGGCTTGAAGGCCACGTTCAACGTGATAGTCGAAAGGGATCTGGTGATCATCGACGTCGTTGGCAAAGAAGTCGGCTAGGATAGCGTCTTCTGTTACGTCTGAGCGAC